GTTCTAGGGTAATTCGTAAATTCTTGAAAGTTTTCAGTACCCGATTTGCCAAAATTTGAACCGTTATTACCTCTTTTTTGTAATCTGTTATAAGGAATCAAATCTTGCGGATTATATGTCCCATTTAACTCTGAGAAAATATTAATATCCTCGTGAATCCTTAGCGGTCGTTTGTGTGCATTAAGGTGTCCAGTTATACTTGATTTCTCCCAAACCCAACAATACTTAAACCACTTAGGATTACTCATAATCAAGGCACTGGTAAACGGCTGTGACCCAAACAATACGATTGCACCATTCTTTTTAATAACTCTCTTGTAGTGCGCCCACAACGGCTCAAACGGTATAACTGAGTCCCACTTGCATGCTGTAATTCCATAAAGTCAAGGAAGGTCGCAGAGTATCATATCAACACTTTTTTCTTTGATATTGCACATCAAGTCTAAACAATCACCTTGATATAACTCTACAACCTTCGATTCCTCCGTATTCGTAAATTCGATCATATAAAATAATTTCCTATGTTTTTCTTAAGATTATCCCATTCATCCTGAGACATATCATTCTTGCATCTATTTTCAAACCAAGTTAGGAATTGAAGATTATTTAATGAGTTATCACCTCCGTTTGCTTTTGGCTTTATATGGTCTATTGATGGGCGCATATATCTTAATTTTCCTGATTCAATCCATCCTTGATAAATTTTATTGAATTGAGGATCAAAATAAAATTTTTCTATATATGCAATATAATCATTAGTTGATAATTTATATCTATCGCTTCTAGGAGTTATAGCAACATTAAGTTCTTTTAATTTACTAAAGTCGTCAAATTTCATAAGCCATTGTAAAGGAACATCAAATCTTAAATGTCCTTTCATATTTCTATATAATAACTCCTTTCCATCAACACCATTTTTACATTTCCTATCATGTGTTTTTAACCCCTTGTTATAAGGAACATAACCACATTCTTTTAGTTTCTTTCTGCTTTCGCTTATTTTGCTTTTATGATCTTCCGTAAAAGGCATCCTAATTCTATTTTTTTGAGTTATCTCAACTCCACAAGATACTAATATTCGCTTAATTGTATGATGGTTTGAATTAAAGCGTGCAGCTATCATTCTTAATGTAAAAAACTCATCAATATACAATTTTTTTACTTCTGAAATATCCATAATAATCATCCTATTAATATGATTACATTATCCCATATATATTATGTTATTTCAATTAAATATCACACAGAATCATATCAACCGATCCGTCCGGTATGTAATCCATTATTTGAAGACAATCGCCTTTTATTAATCTCATACATTCAGCGCCCTAACATACTCTTCCGATGCGCCATTATGCGGCTCCCAATCCAACCAAATACCATCCTTAACAGGATGATCATGAGCGCAAGCAAGGTTTGCCATTTGCATTGAAATAAAGCGTCCAGAATCGGCAACACCATCACACCATGCGCGCAAATAGTCCGACCGTTCGCCATGCTCCTCTTCTGTTTTGGAATTGTTTAGGTGTGTTACAAGTTCAATATATTTGTTTGTTGCTTTCATTTAATTTCCTCAGTTGTTCTTTTAATATTCTTATTTCAATTGCCGCTTCACGCATTAAAGCCGTATCACTTCCCCATGCTATCTTTTCGCCCATTTCCATAACGCCAGCTTTTTTTTCGAGTCTGCTTGGTAAGTCGTTCATAGTGTCACAACCCCCGTCTCTTCAAAATGCTCCATGTCTTTAACTGCCTGTTTGTAGCCATCCTTATAAGCGGCCTGCACAACTGCTGCAAATGACCTGTAATTATGGTAATAGTTATCAATTTCTTCTTGTGTTAGTTCTACCATTTCTGTTTCTCCAACATAGTTAAGGTTTCTTCCCGATCACATGGCGGAACGTCTTTATAATCGCTCACATCCTCTCCAAGCCTATAAACACAACATTCGAACACTTCTTTTTTCATGTAATCTGAACTGTCAAGGATTACTTGTTTGTTCGATTTTTCTTGGCTTTGCTGTAAAGCTTGAATTATGTCCATTATTTTCCCCAAAAAAAAGGCCGTATCTCCAAACCGTGGTACCAGCACAGTCCAAAAATACAGCCAATTATTTTCATTAGATTTAGGTCCTGGTACGGCGCACATCTAATGAACTTGTAGTTTATCATATCCACTAAATTAAAATAAACTAATTTATAATATACTCTACAACGTTTACAAAACGTCCGTTACGAACTGTAACAACCCCTGTAATTTTCTTGAAGAATTGAGAATAGTACTCGTTCATAAGGAATAAAACATTTTTGACATTTGCACCACCTTCAAATTGCATAATCTTTCGCCAGTCCTGTCTCGGAGATTTCATCAACCGCTTTATCTTGGCTATTGCCAATCCACCGGCAGAACCGCTACTGTCAAGCATGATGTAATCAGCGCAAATCAGTTCATCCATATCGTTATAGTCTTTTGTAAAAAACTCGATCTTAATCATTTCACGGTCTTCTTTTGTGTGTCTACTTACACACACGTTATCGACCGCATAAGTTATTTTGCTTTGTTCTTGCTTCAACTCTAATATTTGCGCGCGGGTTCGCATAACATAGCGCCCATCCTCACTCTCGCTTACAAACTCAGCCGAACAAACCTTACACTTCTTTGCGCTTAATATATTGGCATAACCGCATTCATCGCCTTTTCTGTACGTTAGCCCTTCAAACTCTATTGTTTCTTCAACAATTGCTGTACATATTTTTTTCGGCGCTTCTGAACGGCGCTTTTTTGCCTTAACAGGTATTTCACAGTCTATTGGACCATGTTCTTGAATATTGCCGCTGTAATCAATGACGAAACCAATCGTTTTTTCTTCATGTGAGCGTAAAACACGCCCGACTGCCTGTCTATATAGAGCAAGTGATTTAGTCGCTCTAAGGAAGCATACGGCGTCCAGCTTTTGAAAATTAAAGCCAACTAGAAGCACATTGACATTAACCACAACACGAACTCCATCGCCATGCTTTAGCCAGTTGATAATGTGGACACGTTCTACGGATGACATTTCACCATAAATCAAACGGATGTTGTCGTCTCCCCATTCATCAATTATCTTTCGTGCATTGGCTACATTAGACGCGAAAATAAGCATGGTTTTTATTTTGTACGCTGCAACCTTTATCTTTAAATCAGGTATTGCATGAGGCAATATGGTATCGAAACGAACGGAAGCTATTTCCGTATCATAATCGCCGCCCTTTATCGGTACGTCGCTTAAATCAACCTGGATATCCCCTGATATGCTTTCAACGTGGCTTAATATTCCCTGTTTTATTAAATCCTGTACCGATGTTTCATACGCACACACAGTGAACACGGGGTCAAAATCAAGATACTTCTCTTCCAGTCGTCCTGATAACATTCGAACCGGCGTAGCTGTTACGCCAATGATTTTTAGATCAGGATTAATGCGCTTTAACGATGTTATGATTTTACGGAAACTTGACTTAGGGTCGTAACCAACCAAATGGCACTCATCTATTAAAAGAACATCGAAGCGTCCGCTTGTTGCGCGTCTACGTAAAAAGCTGGTGTAAGTTCCAATTACTGACTGTTTATGCACCTGAAACTTGTTTAACTTGCTGCAACAGATACCAATATCACCGGGCGAACTTACATATTCATGCGCTTCCAAAAAATTCTGTTCGCATAACTCCTTGGACGGGTTCAGAGTCAACACCCTAATCCCTTGCTTCATTGCCTTGTCTATAAAATGAGCAAGTATTAGCGATTTACCGCCTCCTGTGCTAACGCTCAAGTAAGGGACTTGTCCTTCCTTAATTGCTAGCATTGCTGCATTTACTGCTTCTTGCTGGTGTTTATATAGGGTTTTTTTCACAAAATCCTCAACGATTCACGTCTCTCCAAGATAACCCCAGGAAACTCTGCCAATTCAACAATCGCCGTATTTTGTTCCAGCTTTTTCAACTCTTCATTGTAAATCGACAAACGTAAAGCGTCCATCAAAGCCTTTTTATCAATTTCAACAACTTCCTTTATCTCTACAAATCCTTCAGGAAGCAACGAAGCATCGAAGTTTTCACTAAAAACCAGAGCGCCGGCAGTCAAACCATGCGAAACCTTGAACTGATTACAGTCAAACTTATCTATTTTAAAATCAACCATAAGCGATAACACATGCTGCCTTATCCACGCTGCTCTTGATTCCTTACGCTTTATATTTTTGTCGTGAGATTCGACTGCCATTTTTTTCTTCATTTTGGCGATATCTAACTCTGCATCAGACTCTTTGAGTAAAGGAACCCAGAAATCAAGCTTTGATTCAATTCCTTTAATTATTAAGTTTAATTTTGTTAATTCTTCTTTTATTTCTTCTTCAGTCTCACACCATGATAGCGATTCTAATACTGTTTCCTGTTCTTGTTTAAGCTCGAATATTCTCATTATATTTCTCCGATGTTAATGCACATCCGTGTGCGTGTGGGTTATTGATCAGAACGGAATTGAGTCAAAGTCTTCATCGCTGAATGGAATAGCATCAACAACAGGCTTATTCTCGGCGTTATTAGCCTGTTTGATAATATGCGCATCCTCGACGCGATTCTTCACAGCATCTAAACCAGCCAAGTAACGATCAATAGCAACAGGTTCGCTACCATTGATAAACTCAGCAGCAGAATGGCCATCAGGAGAGCAAAATTGCAAAAACTCAGGCCTGCATACCTTTTCGCCAGTTGGTGAATCGCCCCACACTCCGCCATTGTTTACTTGCTTTACTGATTCAACCATCTGGAAAACACAACCAATAGACTGCCCAACCAAGTCGTGATAGATGCGTTTTTTTGTTTCAACGTCTTGGCGTAGATCAAAGTCAAAAATCTTTACACTGCCTGGCTTAGCGTCTAAGCTTTCCAACTCAAGAAGCACCATAAGATCATTTATCTGTCCGATGGCCGGCAAATTTCTTCCATTTTTATCAACAGATAACCCTTTTCCAGACAAATGCCATAAATCTATTGTTGCGTATTGTCCTGTATCAGCTACTACATCAAGATGCAAAGCAACGGCTTCACTTGACAATGATTTTCGCTCATAAGCTTTAACTATGGTGCATGGATAAAGTCCTGTATCTTTGATTGCTCCTGCTGAAAATGCGCGTACTTTTGTTTTATCTTGTGTAAATTGTGCCATTAGTTTGTTTCCCGTGTTTTATTAAGTTGTTTAATTAATTCGTCAGCTTGATCAACTGCAAGGCGTGCAATTGTTTCATCTTCAAGATCAAGAGTTACCATTCCCTGCATTGCCATTGCAGCAAAGTATTCTCGCTTTGTTAGTCCTTGTTGACCGCATACGCATTGAAAAGCATCATGTTGTCCGTCTGTTTTCATTTTCTCAAATCCTCCCATAACTTTTTACTAGTTGATTCGTCGCGAATATCAATCGTATAAAAATCATTAACGTTATCTACATTTTCAGTTCTAACTTTTGCTATCCATCCGCTTGAACCCCTTGTATATACCTTAACTTCCTGATCTGTATTAACGTCTGCAACGTTTTTTGCAGGACCAAATGCGTTTGGCTTCTTCTTGGTTTCATTTTCAGCGTGCATAAAAAGAACAGCGTCTGCTTTTGCGCTCAAAACATTAGAAACGCTAATTCTTCCGAACTCCAGCAAATCTATTCCATGTTGCTTAAACTCATTGCCGTCGTTATCTCTAGCTGTTTTGTCGCGGCTATGAGCTATTAATACAACGCTTATTCCTTTTTTATGCAAATACTTTAGAGCTGTAAAGAATCTTGACTCCCATATTGCCAAAACTTTTTCGTAACCCCTGCTGAAGTTCATATCGCCAATACTGGTAACATCGACATAAGTATCACCTTTCTTTTCCTTTGGATTAGCGGCAATAACAGAATCAATAAATAATTTATCTATGAACATCCCGGAATCCAAGACTAATGTCTTATAATCGTGGTCTGTTTTAACGAAGTTTTGCAGCATTTTGAAAAATTCATCCGTTGATTTAGGAAGGTAAACTTCACCATCCTTCATGAATTTACCCACTCCCGGAACTCGCTCACAGCCTTTTTCTACGGCAATAAAAAATGGTTTTTCTGTGTACTTACATAAAAAAGTTTTTCCAATCCCTGCCTTTCCATACAAAATAATAAACGATGGCCCATTAACCGCTTCTTCTGTTATTTCAAGTCCGTCCAGGAAGTCACTCATTTCTCCTCCCTGGCCAACTTTTCCTCAATAGCTCTCTCTATAAACCACGACAGATTTCCACCATTGTTCTTCACAAACTCCAACACTCGCGTATGGAGCTCCTTGTCAATGTTAGCGGCGATGTACCGCTTTTTTTTCTCTTTCATGTTTGTTTCCAATTAATTTACCGTGAAACAAATTATACATATATTTTTTTAAAATACAATATTTATTTTAGTTCCCAATAGTCATATAGTTGGTTTTCTCTTTTTCCACATTCACCATTTTTGTTTTTTAACACTCCAACAACCCAAGGCTTTTTAAATGAAAACGATGCGCCTGTAACTTTAAATTCTCTGCCTTTGCTGATAACAATACAGCCAATACTAAGCCCATGCTGTTCAAGCTTTGCTTGGTATATTTGCTCGTTTATTTGCTCCAAACCTTTCTCTAATTGCGCTTTGCTTTTTTCAAGTTCTTCCAACCAATTCATAACAAATAACTCCTTCCACTATTAAACAAAATACACATTGCCGCCATTCCAGTTATCACCATGCGCTTTTCTTTCTTTGGCCGTGGCTTTATGTCATACAATTGCTCCTCAGACCAAAGCATATTCCACTTACCACGTTCATTAATAATGCGCCTGGCAGGCTCTGCCAGTTCACCGTATTTGCGCATGGATAGCAGAGTTGACTTAGGTATGTTCAGTAAGAACTCAATATCGTCA